AATTTTAATTTCTAAAATATTAGCATTTAATGAAGATGGTAAAAAAGCATCTAAAGCTTCTAATTTGAAATCTCTGTTAAATCTTAATGTTGAGTTATCTGTTGCGGTAACTGCTCCTAAATAAGCAGTAAAATTATCTGTTTTACTATTGTTTATATCAAATCCAGTACCTGAAAAAGGTATATCATTATATTTGTAACCATTCCACAAAGGAATCTCATTAAAATTAGGATTAAATTGTGTAGTTTCATCACCATTATTAGAATACCATAAAAAAGGTAGATTAAAAGTTTTAAGCCTATCATAATTTGCTCTTACTTCTTTTAATACTGGTAAATAATCAAAATCTCCTCCGCCTAATCTTTTATAAGTTGTTCCCTCTGTAACTACTGAACTTGTAGAGCCATGAAAATCAGGAACTCCAGTAACTGGATTATTAAGATTATAATATCTATAAAATTGAGTATTAGGAGTTTCCCATGAATTATAATAATTTACTTGTATTAATCTCCAATCTCCATTGCTAAAAAAGCAACGCATTCCAAAAGTCTTACAAATAGAATCTAATAAATCAAATGTATTAGAATATTTTTTAGCTCCATTATCATCTAACTCAACAAAAGCCATAAAATTAAAACGAGAGTAAACTAATGGATCTCTGTCAGATTGATGCCCTATGCCATCATTAGTCCAATCTACATATGTTCTAATAAATCTATCATTAGAAGCAAAAAAAGTATCTGTTTTAATTTGATTTATAAAAGCATTTCTAAAATATTGTAAACAAGTAAATGTAGATGGAGTATCATATCCAACTCCCTCATTAAATTCAATATCTTTTAAATTAGATAAACCACATACGGCAGTTAAAGTAAACTCTCTAGGATAGTCTAAATCTTGCTCTGGATTAATGTCATTTAATAAATTTCCAGCCCAAAACAACTCATAAGTAATATTATTAGTAGAGCGATATAGTCCAACTTGCCATCTTCCATAAATACTAACCTTAATATCATTGATTAATGATTGTTGAGCATTGGAAGTAATTAATAAATCAAATTGTAAATCAGATGGAATTAAGCCAGTAAATCTATTTTTATCGTCAGTTTCATAAGTTAAATCAAACCCTCTAACACTTAAATCAGGAGCATAGTAAGTATCGTTTGTAGCTTCATTATCGTAAATATCTAAGCGATAATAAACCCCTCTATCACTTTTAAAACTGCATTCAAATTTTTTCTCTCTTGCCATTAGTAGCCTCTTGTTCTGTTTCTGTTATTTTTAGCTCTATCACTACTTAATAAAATATCTGATCCTTTTATCGTTCCGAATACTTGAACATTTCCCCCGCCACTTTCTCCAATCATTGATTTAAGTTTATCTAAAGGAGCTATTACTTCTGGATTGCTCATGCTTGTTCCTCTTCCCTCTCCTACCATTGCAACAGTAGGGCCAGTTGCTAATCCTCCATCAGCTAGACCAATAAATGACATTAATTTTTCAGTAGCAAAATTTGCTGCTAAATCTAAACTACCAAAGCCTAAAGCTCCTAAAATAGCTTTCATTGCTAACATAGCTGCTAATTGAGCTAATAATGCTTGAAAAGCTTGTTTAGCACCATCTACAAAAGCATTAAAAAAGCCGTCAGAACTCTGTAAAGCTTGAGCAAAAACTCCTTGTATAGTATTGCCAAAACTCATAAAAGACCCCTTAATATTAGCTGCCATTTGCTCTGTTGTAGATATAAGATGGCTGAAGTCTTGTAATTCGGCAGTCGCTATTTTGAAGTTTTTAGCTAAATGTTCAAACTCAATAGAAATTTGTTTAATTTTTTTCGGCTCTATTTTGTCTATTGTGCTAACTCTAGTTCTTGTTGTAGTTGTTGGAGTTGGTTTTGGTTTAGGAGTAAAGAAAGGCTTACCAGTAACTGGATTTATAGCTTTTCCGCTTCTCATATCTCCAATAATAGATAAGTCAGGAGTTATCTTTTGATTATCAAAATTTAAACCTTTAGACTCTTCTTTAACTCCAATAATAGCCTCTTTAACTCTATCATAAACACCTACAACCTTATCCCAGTTATTAATTAAAATACCAGCAGCAGCTATCACTAAACTTATAACTCTTCCAGCTGGAGTTAAATTTCTAAAAGCAGAAACAACTAATTTTAAAACTGGTAAAATAGCTGAAAAAAAGAATTTTCTTAAAGTTGTAAATGCAGTAACTAATTTCCCAAGTATTATTATAATTGGTCCTATTATAGCAGTTAAAGCTCCAAATTTAACAATAGATTCTTTTGTTTCTTTTGAAGTTCCTGAAAGAGTATCGGCTAAAGATTGAAGCATTGTTTTTAATGGCTCTATTCCCTCAACTATTATAGCTCCTAGTTGTTCGTTTACATCCGATAATTGATTTCCTAATTGTTGGAATGGACCTAATCCAGCTTTAGCCGCCGCTTCTGCCGCTCCGCCATATTGTATATCTAATTCATTAAGGATAATAGTTTGAGCTTCTGCAAGTCTATTAGTTTCAGCTAATGATTTAATTACTGCTTTTTGCTCTTCACTAAATTGAATACCACTTCTACTTAATGCAGATAAATTTGCAACTGGATCATTTAAAGCCTTACCTAATTGAATTGAAGCACTTTTTAAATCTCCATCTAATCGAGTTGATAAATTTAATGCAGCTACTTGAGTTCTAGCAAATTGCTCTCCAGCTATATTTGTAAATGTTAAAAGTTGAGCAGTTGCATCTTTTAAAATTTCTTCATCTCCAAAAATAGTTTTAGTTTGTAAGTCTGCTGCCATCTTTTGCAGCTCTTCAGAAGTGAATCCAGCAGCTTCTCCAGTTGATTTAAGACCAGCTTCTACTTGAGCTACTGCTTTTGCTTGAGCATCAAACGACTTTACTGCTAAAGCTCCAAGTCCTACTATTGGCAAAGTTAAATTTCTAGTCAAAGTCTGACCAGTTCTTTGCATACTAGCTCCGAATTTTTTAAGACTTCTAGTAGATTTTTTTAAGCTACTCTGAAACTGCTTATCATTTAAAGATAGTTTTACACTTAAATTCTTTTCAGCCATTTTTTTTATTTATTAAATCGTATTTCTTAGCTATATACTCAGCTCGCTTTTTTTGTTTCTCAACATCTTTAACCTCTACTCCTTTCTCCCATTCAAACTTTACAAGTTTTTGAGGAGTTAAATTTTGCCCTTTTTTTGTATGAGGCTGCAACATTAAACAAGCTAACCATCTTACTCTTTCCCATTCTCTCTTTTCTTTTGATTCTATTACATCATTACGACCTTTTTGTATCAAAAAGAATTCGTGAAAAGTTAAATTCCAAAATTCATCTGGTAATAATCCGAGTCCATAAGCAACTGACTCTAATGTATCCCAATCTATTTCTTTGCCGCTTTCTTCTTCTTTGCGGCTTTCACGTTTCCCTCGTTTCCAAGTTTAGCACTAAATTGTGTAGAGAACACTTCTAATACTTTATTTAAAGCATCAAAATCTTCATCTAATAAATCTGCTACACTTTCAACCGTTAAAGAACATTCTTGACCGCTTACTCTTGATCCGTCCTTAATTCCGTTTAGAATCAAAAAACAAGCATCATCTAAACTCATTGATTCTCCTAACTTATCTAAATCACTTAAAGCTCTATCTGTATCTTTGCAGAACATTCTTAAAGCATTCATTCCAAATCTTACTGGATAATCCTTTCCGTTTATTAAAACTATTTCGTACATTTTTTATCGTTATTTATCGTTATTATTTAATTACCATTGAAGAGAGGAGGAGAGTAACTCCAACCTCAATCCAACGATAAATATTATTATACTGCCGTTTTAGTTAAAACTCCAGTACCCTCTATTGAACAAGAGTATGTAGGTGCATCTTCTGTACCTCCAGAAATCTCTAAAGAAGTTATAAAACCATCTCCAGTAATTGTATAACCAGCTGGAGTAGCTAAAGCAAATGTAAAATCTACTGCCGTTCTATCTAGCATCTGGTCAAATAATTCAGATACATCAGTATCTCCAGCAGTTGCAGAAAAGTCCATAAGACCATCAGCACTTAAAGAAAAACTTTTAGTACCACCTAAAAGCTCTCTGAAACCAGCAGAGTCTTTTGTTGTTATATCTATTGTATCAACATTTATAGATAATGATACATTTTGCGAATGCATTAGCTTCGCTTCAGCACCTCCACTACTAGGAGATACTTTTAATATTAAATCTGTTCCGTTAAAAATTGCCATTTTATTATATATTAATTAATTAATTATTGATTGTATCTAAAGGAGTATCTTCGTTTTTCTCCTTTTTAGATTGCTTTTTTTTATTATCTATTGCGTTATTATGCTTTAAAAAGTTATAAACTGCTCTAACTACATTATAAGATTCTCCCTCTTTATATTGTACTTCTCTACACTCAATATCTTTTTTAATTTTAACTTTATAAGTTTCCATAAATTTATCTATTTATATTAAATCTGTAATCGTGTGCTATTTGATAAATTCCATTTGTTCCGCTTGTATCATCAAAAGACTCAACAGAATTCTCAAAAAATATCTTATCTACTACAACTCCATCATAAGTACCACTTACATAATCTAAAGCAGTTCTAACAAATCCTGACAAAGTAATTAAATCGCTATACTTAGAATGAACTAAAGTAATTTGAACACTAACATAGTCATAAGTAGAAACTCCGTTTTTTGTCATATTAGGAATATCGCTAACAACTTGGTAAACTATAAATGGAAGAGTAGGATCATTTTGGCTAAACTTGAATCTAGCTGGGAATATTCTAGTAATACCTCCAGTTGTAACTAAAGGAGCTACATTAGAATCATTACTTAAAATATTATATATTACTTTTCCTACTTCCATTATTTTTTAAATCGTTTTTCAATCAATTTTTTAAGCTGATTAGTTACATCATTTAATGCTTGTTTACCCTTACTTCTTGCAGCTTCATCTAACATCCTTAATCCAGCAACACCTCTAAAACCATACTCTAAAAAGTAAAAATAAAAGCCAGTCTTATTTTCATTAGCAAAAGCTCCTTTTACTCTTGGTCCTACAAAAACACTAGGAGCAACTCCTTTTCTATTTTTTCCATTTATTATAGATAATGACTTTCTTAATTGTCCACTATCTTTAGGAACTAAACCTTTTAACTCTGTTAGAATTGGCTTGGCTGCTTTTCTCATTGCTTGTCTTAAAATAGTTTTGTTTTTAGAATCTGACATAT